AGGGTAAGGGCGTCTAGTTCAAGCGTTTCTGGATATTTTTCGTTCTTGGAAACCCGTCGACTTTTAGCCGTCGCCGCGGTTCGTCGACCCCCTCCCCCGGGGGCCTGGGCGGCCTTGGTCTTGCCGCGGCGCCGGGCGGCGGGGGAGGGGTGGTTAAGGTCTGTTGTTAGCACTTCTGTTAGCACTGGATGCTGTTAGCACCGAAAACAGCAGCAAACACTGGTGTTTTCGCGTGGTGTGAATCGAACCCTTGGTTAAGTTCAGAGGTTAGCACCATCCGGCAGTTGCTCGTCGTTCACGGGGGTCACATCGCGCTCTTTCAAGTCCTTCATCAGGTCGCGGTGGTTCACCGAGGCGGTCATGGCGAGGTGAATGCTGGTAGGCTGGCCTTTGATAGTGGCCAGCTTATCTGTGAGCACAGCGACCGCTACGGGTAGGCTCCTATCATCTATGAATGTCATGGAGTCTTCTGCTAAACGCTTAGTGCCTTTCCATATTGCTACCTCCATGAACCCGGTAACATCCTTGCGCCAGTCTTCCTCATTCTCAGGGTAATCTGACGGCACCTTGACACCACGGATGTACTTGAACGCAGTATGTTCACTCAGCCCTGTCTCTTTTGATATCTGAGCAAGCGGCTTGTTCTGCAGTATTCCTTCCACTATCTGATCTGCTTTCTCTTGATCTAGCTTTGAGTTGAAGTGTTGGTTCTCTGGTGGCTTAATGTAGCCAACATCTTCTGCAGCTTTCCTGACCTTATCTTTGAACTCTTTAGACAGCTTGGGATCATCACGCAATGCCCACGTCACACGGTTACGGTCTGTACCCGCTTTAGCAGCAACATCATTCAGTGAAACCCTTGTCTTCTTACCCGGCATAAGGCGCAAAGCTGTAGGGGAACTCTCCCCAGTGGTTGAGCTGCTTCTTGGGCATCATGGAATAGTGCGGCACGTCGCACAGGCTCATCCTGAGGGCCGCAGCGAAGTCCTCGGAGAGGTACTCCAGTTGCCCCGGCATGGTGTCGATGGCCAGCGGCATCCACAGCGTCGGGAACTGCGAAACGCGCACGTCCTTGCACCAGTCGATTCGATAGGGGGGTGCTGTATCCACCCTCCCGAGCTTTTCTAACGTCTCCAAGAGGCGTTTGCGGGGGATTGCGAGGCATCCTGATGCGAACATCTGAATGGGCACGAGCTCCGAGGCTGACTCTGCGTTGGCCGTCTGGAACTTCAGGGCCTGCAGGTGCTCTGCTTTGGGGCGTAGGGCCGGCCTGGGCGGCAGTGTGCGGCATGGGTATGGGATGCAGACGGTTGCCTGGTGCTCATGGGCGAGCTCTGCCATGCGGATGATGTCTGCCGCGGCGAACTCGATGTCGTGATCGATCTGGACCCAGACGTCCTTGCCGCTGTCGATGAACCACTTGGTTGCCCGGCAACGGCTGCGGCTGATGAGCGCATCCTCGCGTATGGTGCGGAGATCGGTTTGGCGGTCGCTACGGGCGAAGGTAGCTGTCAGGTCTACCCAGGACATCAGGCAGGCCGCGGAGACTCCTCCGTAGGCGTATAGGCTGACGTGGATTGAGGGCCTGGTGCCTGCCTTGGTCTCCTCTTGGATGACTGACTTGGGTGTGGGTGCGTACAGGAATGGGTCTTCCATCTGTGGGGATTGTTGGCTGGTTGTGGTGCTCATTGCAACTCTTCGGGCGGGAGGTTGTTTTCTTGGCGTGCCTTGGCGAGCGACAGCTCGTGGCCTTTGGAGATCATGTAGACGATGGAACCGCGGGGCACGTTGCAGGCGTTGGCCACGCTATCGAGGGCCATGCCCATGCAGCGTAACTCGTAGGCGCGGATCATTGCTTCCGGTGTGTGTCTAGTGGCGTGCGATTCGGAATCATTGAGCAGCATTGGATCCGGGCTGCCGTCTGCGTTGAACTTCTGGTTCTTCGGGTATGATATCCATCCGGCCTTGACCGCTCTTGATATCAACTGCGGAGCTTCTGATAGAAGGCGTAGCTTTTCGTTATATGTAGAGCTCATTGTGTTATATTAGAAACTGGGTGATGGATCCGAGAATCTGCAGAACTTGCCTTCGTACCATAGAGAAACAAGGCCGCATTCACCGTCGCGCTGTTTGGCTATGATGATGGCAGCTTCGCCTGATGGAACCTTTCTGTCGCGATCCAATAGCATTACTAGATCTGCGTCACGCTCGATCTGGCCTGAGTCTGCTAGGTCTGTGAGTCTTGGCTGACGTCCTTTGTCCTTTTCGGACTCACGGTTGAGCTGTGCTAGGCAAAGCATGGCTGTGTTCGTCTGGACTGCGATGTCCTTGAGCTTGCCGGAGACCTCGGCCACCTCGTAGGTACGTTTCTCCGAGCGGTCGGCTGCCTTTACCTTCTGCAGGTAGTCGATGATGACTAATTGCACTTTGTGTTTGCGTACAGCCCTACGGATGTTTGCTGTAATACTAGAGATGCTTTGAGTGCTGGATCCATCTAGGAACCATAGGGGGCTGTTTGCAATCTTGCCCGAGGCGTTGCTCATGGCACGCATATCGCCTTCTGTCAGGTCTCCGCTCTTGAGGTTCTGCATCGGCACGCTGCCGATGGTCGACACGGTGCGGCGGAAGATGGCTTCTTTGGACATCTCCAGGCTGATGAAAAGAGTCGGAACCTTGGACTTGATTGCAGCGTGTTCTGCAATGGCGATTGCAATGGCTGTTTTCCCGATGGATGGCCGGGCTGCGATGATGGCCATCTCGCGGAGCTGCAGGCCGTCGGTTTTCTTGTCGAGATGGAAGAAGCCGGTAGGGATGCCCGAGAGCTGGCCTTTACGACTGAACCTCTCCTGCATCTGGTCGATGAATGACCCGGCAACCTGTTTGCTGGTTGTGAGCGTCTCACGGGAGGCCTCAATGCTGAGCCCTGCTTCGGCATTGGAGACGATTTGATCGACGCCGAGGGTCAGGACAGCGGACTCCCGTATCAAACGGTCTCCAGCGTCTCGTAGCTGGCGTCTGTGGGCGGCTTCGGCAATGCCCTTGGTGTAGTAGGGCAGGTTGGCCGGGCTGGGACAGGCTTCCATGGCCTTGTTCCAAGTTTCGAATGGGATGGGGAGCTGGCCGTAGGTTTTCTTCCATTCCTTGGCGAGCTCCTGGGCGCCCGGGTGTTGGTTGGCCTGCAAGAGGCTTCGAAGGCAGTCGAAGGTCAGCCGGAGGTCGTCACGTTGGATCCAGTCGCTCCTGATCTCCGACAAGGCATCGGCCGCGGTGTCGATGGTTCCGGTAAGACAGGCTCCGATCAGGCCGTACTCGTCAGTCTCCGGGTAATACGGGTCGTTCATAGGCTGTCTCTCCAGTCGATCTGGCGTTTGCTTTGCGGTTGCCTATGCGTTTGATCATCACCAAACATCATGTTTCCTTTGGCACGGTCGATCTCTGTGTTCCAGTTGTTCAACAGCGTTTTAATGTCACGCCGTTTGTATTGGCTGTCGCTCTTGTAGAACTGCTCTAGGAGATCCAGTTCCTCCACGGTGAATCCTGAGTCAAAGGCTTCCTTGAGCAGTTTGATCTCCTTGTCGCTCCAACGGGTTTCAGGCCGACGCTTGAACCAGGAACCGATGCGGAGGCGGAATGCTTCAAGTTCATCGGAAAGCTCCGACGCGTGCTTCTGCGGAACTCCTTCCTTTCCTTGTTCCTTTCCCTTCCCTTCCTTATGGCACGCGTCGTCGTCGCGTGGCTCACGCGTGAATGACGCGTCGATTTGCTCGGTAATAGCCCCGTTTTCTATGTGATCCGGCAGAATTGACGCTCGCTCCTTGTTGTTGATCACTTGGTGCTTTGAGAAGCTCGGAATGCAGCCGAACCACTCGTCACCGACGCGATACTTGAGAACGAAACCACGCGTGGTCAACGCGTCGAGCACGCGTGAAAAGTCGACGCCGTCGTATGGCAGCACCTGCACACCAATGCGTCTAGGTTCCCACTTAAACCGACCAGCTCTGTCAGCAATGCACCAGAGGCCGGCAAAGGCGATCCTGATAGGAAGCTCTGTTTCCACCTCTGCTTCGAACAGGCCTTCGTGATGGAAGAACTCTGGCTTTATAGTGCGGATTCTCATTCGATGCCTTTCTCGCTTCGCTTGGCCAATACAACGGTTGCAAGCCTTGTAACAAACTCATGGAACTCGTTTGCATCCATCATTGATGATAGTTGAGCTATCATCAGCTTTGCGTCGCTTTCATCGTCCTGGCGAGATTGATGACAATCCTTGCACAAAGTCATTAGGAACTCGTTTTCAACATCCCATGGCTCTCCATTGTATCTGCAATGATGCACAGTCAGCGTATTGTTTGACTGATTGCAATCCACGCACATCCATTCGTCGCGGTTCATTACCTCAAGGCGCTTCTTCTGCCACCTAGGATCCTGGAGCTTTTCGTAGTACGTCATGTCTCAAACAGAAAACCCCGTCACGCATCGAGGTGAGGAATCGCGGAGAAACAACGCGACGTGCACGATACGGACGGGGTGAAATTGATCGATCATGGTTTCTCTGAAGGTATCGACGCTCACCTCTCACAGCTCACATCGACGTAGCGTTACCTATCGTCCTGCCTCATCGTCGTCTAGCTCTTTGATGAGTGTGCAAAACGCTCGGTGTGCTGTTGCTGGGACAACACCGTTACCGAGCAATCGGAGCTCATCCGTTCTATTGTCACAGGAGACGCACAGCTCGGCATGGTCCAGCCCACTGGAAGTCCCATTAGGGTCTCCACCCAACGGGGGTTGAGCTTGCCGCATCCCATCGCCTTGGCTTCCGCTTCCGGTAGCATCGACGCCAGCTTCTCCCGATTCCCGGCTCCACCTGCAAGACCCGTCGGGCCTCCCGTCACTCCCGCTGACGCTGGTGTCGGCCATGCCTTGATCTGGCTGTGCAGCGTGTCCGGCTTCCCTCGATGCGCTCCCGAGTCCATCTCGGCCCTCGGTGTCGCCCAGTTCTGGGCCTGCTGATCCATGATTGTTGCCTGAGCCAGACTCGGTTGCTTCGGAGTGCCGTCCTCCTTCTTCCAACTGTTCTGACTGAAGCTGCCGCCCTGACGTCCCCCTTGCGATGCTTCCGGTGTCGGCCACTGCTTCACCTGACGATCCAGCTTGTCGGTCATACTCCCGTCCTTCTGCCTGTTCGCTCCGGTCGACACGGTGGCTGTCTGCCAATTTTGCACCATCTCCACCTGTTGGTTGA